CTTTAGCTTGGTTAATCAGGACACCGTTAGCTTTTATTTCCTGCTCTAAAGCGGTCTTGCGTGCCTTCATTTCAGTGATGCTACCTGACACAGAAATGCCCGTCGCTGACCCCGCCAACCTTATCTGGTCAGCAATTTCTTTTAACTGTCCTGCCTTCTGTAAACGCTCCTGCTCGGTCAGGACATTCAGGACTGCTTTCTGCGTGTCAAGCTCGGTCTGACTTAACCTGACCTTTTCCTGCGCTACATTGAGTTTGGACTTGTCTCGCTGGACATCGGCGTGCGTCTTATCCAGCTTGACCAGCTCACGAGCGACCGTCAGCTCTTCCTGCGCAAGTCGCAACTTCTCTTCCTGCTGTTTAATAGACGCCTGCACCTCGGCAGTCGTGACGGTCGTCGCCCGCTTGCGTGCCTCTTTTTCTATATCCCATTGGGGTGTTTTAATATATTTATCAGAACTACTCAGGATGGCTGACTTTTCTCTTTCAATACTAACCTTGCCAGCAGGTCTGGAAGCAGGTTTAGAAATGCCTGGAATTTTTAGACCAGCAATAGAATCGGATATTTGCTTGACCTGACTTGCAATGCGTTTAGCGTCTCCTTCCAGTCCTGATTTAGCCAGATACTTGATTTCCTCTGCAATCGCCTCCAGCCCACCAATCAGGGACGCCAGCGTTGATAATGCCTTGTTTCCGTCCTTTAACTTGCTCAGGTCGGCACTTAACTTTTTCAGACCTTTGACATCTATATTGATATCATAACCGAGGTCTATAGTGTTTTTGTCTTTTGCCATCTTTACCTTCTCTTAAATCGTCTGGCTCTCCGTTTGACGGGCGGGGGAACGAATGCCTTAATAGTCAAGAGCCGCTCACGAGCTTGTTTCAGGGCACGAAAGACCTCCGCATTTTCCTTGTTAGCTTCCTTGTCCATTGCGGCAAACAAGTCGTCCACGGTAGACATAATCATTGCTCGTCCTTCCTTCAGCCATGCCGCCTTTGCCTTCGTCCGATTACTGCCGGGCGACTCTTCTACAATCTCGGACGCTTTATTGATTAAAGACATCGTCTTTTGCACGATAGAGCCCGTCACATTTCTGGACAGCGACCGAAGCTGACCCGAGACCGTGACGCCAGCGACCTGCGTTGTGGACGGCTTGCCCGTGACAGGTTGTGCCAGCTCACCCGCCAGACCTTTCTTTATATATTTCTTAATTAAGTCCTGATAATAATTGTCAATCATCTTGCCTATAAGGACATTGATATCACCCACGAGCGACTTGCGCTTCTTTATGGTAAGGAGCGGAGTATTCATAACACGATAGCGGGGCGCAAAACTGGACGCACCCACCGAACCCTCATAAGCGGGATAATTGCCCAAAAACACATACTCGCTTCCCTTCGTCAGTGGCAGTCCCTTCTCAATGCGCCGAAGCATGCGTCCTTTAATAATTTTAGCCAGCTCATATATAGGGTCACGGGTCTCTTCTTTGCTGGGCAGGTTCAATTTACCCGCCGTACCTTCTTCCATTTCCTCGCCACTCATCAAAATCCTGCGCTGACGCTGAAGCAACGCCCTGACCACATCTTTCTGACGGTCTTTTATTGCCTGTATCGGCTTGTCAAAAAAACGACGCTTACCCCTGACCCACCTGGTCAGCTCTAAAATAGTCGGGGGCTTGGCTTGCGGGCGTGACATCAGTTCCTTCTCGCCCAGCAACGCATTCACCAAACTCTCGTCGTCACTGTCTATGACGAGCCGAATGTTGACATTATGGTAGGCAGTAGCTCTGGTCGTGCCACCCGCCCTGCCCGGCGTCGCCTGCAAGAAAATAGAATTATATAACCTGCCCGTAGAATATTTGAGCCGATTGATAAGCAAACCCTTGACCATCATTATTATGTTCGGGTCATTGTTGACAAAGTTGACAAACTCGTCTACAATGTCCTTCTCCCACAAAATAGAGTTGGCCTCTATATTGTTTATCAGGTCTACAATGTTTAGTCGGTAGTTATTAGAAATTACCATTATTTTTTAGAATTCCTTTTCTTATCTATCTCCTGATATGCTTTATCTACATCATTATAAATGTCAAGTGCAAAGGAATAAAAGTTGGCATATTTGATAACCGACTGCACTCGCTCGCAGAAGGCAGGATTGTCAGCACTGATGAGAGACAGCAGTTCGGAGCTGGCTTTGTTGAGTTCAGCGCACACGATGTCCTCTACCAGTATCATTGCTTCGTATAGGTTCAGGCGCTCGGGGTCTATGCCTTCCTTGCAGAGCGTCCGATAGTTGGCAAGATAGATGTCGGACACATAATAGTTCTTCATCTCGGCTTGCTTGGCTTGTAGCTCCTCGGGTGTGTCTTCTACATAAATGCCCAGTTTAATTGCGTGCTGTTTGCGCCTGTCTATTTCCTGATTGAAGGCGTCCAACTCCAGCTTAATTTCCAGCAGAAAGGACATGATGGTGGCGGGCTCACGAATATCGTCCTGCTCTAAAATGAGATTGTAGAGTTTATCTATCAGGGCAGGTTCATCAATGGACTGCATTAACATCGCCATAGTCACGGGGTCACCTATGTTGATATTGTCGCTAAATCCTGCCTCAACCAGCGCCCGCATTACTCGTGATATGGTCAGGATGTCCTGCTTCATCTTTGCCTCAAACGACGAGCGGGGGCTAAACCTGTCACAATCTAACCCCCGTCCGTTTCCAATTTAATTGTTTAATTATAAATATTACTTTTTAATTTAATTATTATATTATTTTTATTTCTTCAACATTACTATAGACAGATTTCTGGACACCATTCTTGATAGCAGACATACGAGCATATAAGGTTCCTTTTTGAGAAGGGACTGGGAAGGAATAATCACATTCATTAATATTATCGATGTCATGTGAATGATGCAAATCCTCAAAACTCTCATTAAAAGAGAACTCCAATCTATATCCATCAGCAGTTCCTTCTTCACCATTCCAACACCATTCAATATTAATATTATCAACTACAATTTCTAATGTTGTAATTGACGGTGCACCAACTGGTTCTTCATAATTTACATCCATTATCTGACGAAACGCACTTGCCGTCGGCACGGTCTTTTCTACAGAAAGCGTGGAAATGACTATATCCTTACCAACAACCTTGTCCGCATAATTGAAAGCAACCCCAACATTGTCTGTGAGACCTTCTGCCATTGCTGGCACATTACCAATTAAAATAATCTCGTGCGTCTCCAACATTGCACCATCATAACTCTTAAAGCGGGTCGGGTTCAGCTCTTCCAGCATGATGATACATTCCTTCGTATCACGCAAAGCAAGCCAGCTAATAATATCAGGCGTAGAATTGATGAGCTCGGTCGCAAACTTGCCCGTCTTGCCAAGGACAATCTTGCCAACCTCGTTGCCTTCTACCGAATCGCCATCCTCTACAGATAACTCAACCGAGTCAGCCCGCATTTCTCCGACATGATACATACAATCCTTGAGAGCATTAAGAGCACCAAATATTTTTTTATAATCAATCGGGTTTTCATGTATAAATTCATACAAATTACCCATCGCATCTACCGCCGTGATAAAGTCCAGCTCTCCATCCGCTGTCTTCATATCCTCAAAGTTAATCCAGACACGATAATCCCGCTGACGGATTCCATCTAACCCATAATTTACTTTAGACATCCGTTACCTCCAGCCGAACCATCAATCCCACCGGATGTCACGAATACTACGAAATGCGCTCGGGCTCGGAACATTCTTCTCTATGTTAATAGTAGACCGAATGGAATCGCTTCCTGTCACCTTTTCAGAATAGGAAAGATTGAACTCATTCATCAGGATGGCGGTCTTATAAACATGACTGGACGCCGTGTGCGAGTCACGCTCCAATAAAAGCACGGTGCAGGACTGACCATCCAGCAACTCAAGCGCCGCAATATTGGCAGGCGTGGCATTGATAAGCTCGGCTGTAAATTTGCCCGCCTTATTCAGGACAATCTTGCCCAGTATATTGCCGTCAACCGTGTCACCATCTTCAATGCCGAGGTCAATCGAATCAGCCCGACACTCACCCAGCTCCTGTAGCTTGGTTGCGTCCTGACCACCCGCCACATCAATCAATGCCTGCAGGTTGGTTTTGGTCGGTGAAGCATTATAAGTTCCTATTGCTGTTTGAAGGGTCGCATTATTAGAAAGACCAACATAGACATGATAATCCTTCTGTTTAATCCCGTCAGTTCCATAAATTACTTTTGCCATTTTATTTTCTCCTTGTTGCCCACCTCAATCAGGGGGCATTAAAAGTTATTGTTGTCATCCAGCCCGTGATAAAGGTGCCTGCGTCTATTCCCACAGACACGGCAGGCTCAATATCGGTCAGGACTGTCCAAGACATGGTTGTGATTACATTTTCCAGCAGGTCAAACATCACCTGCTGTTTTGCTAATAAGTCGGTCGGACTATCAAAGTCATAAACATCAAAGGCGGACAGAATATACGAATAAGAGATGGGCGCATAAGCACGCACATTCTTCTGATGCTCACTCAACCCGAGAAATAATCCAATCGCAGGAAAACTTCCCATCGCCAACTCTGCCTCGCTCCTGACGACCGCATAGTTCGGGAACCTGGCTTCCAGCTCGTCCGCTAAATCCTCGTGCATCTTCAGAAAACCACTGGAATTCATACCACAAACACTCCAAACTGACCCTGCGTGTAAATGCTGGCAGGGTCGCTGATTATTCCCGCCGTAGCAAAACTGACGCACTGGTTAGCCAAGTCCCGATAATTGTCAGCATTGGCAATGATGTCGTCAAACGGAGCCGACACGAGGGTCGCCCCGCCCGCCATATCACGGGTCGTGTTGACGGCACCCTTGACCAGCTTCTTCAAAGCAATCGCCAAATAATATAAGCTGAAATATGATTCCGCATAAATCAGGTTACGCAGGCACTTTTGGTCACGGTCTAAACTGTCAAAAGACAGACCGTCAAACTCCGCATAAGTGTCCTCGTCAAAGGTGTTGAGCTTGTTAACATAGTCCTGATAGGCGTCCGTGTCCAGCGCTTCCAGCAGGTCACGAGCACCGTTAGATAATATCTGCGAGTTAATTCTGTCCTGCGCCTGCGTGGTCACATTTGCCAGCTGAACCATCTTGGCTTTGATAATGTCCTCGTGAACAATGGGTGCGCTCATTGCGAACTAATGATAATGAAAGAATCGGGTGGCAGGGTCTTGACAGTGTCCTCGTCCAGACGATAACGCACATGAGCACTATATATCCCGTAGGAATAGTTCATATAGACCTTGACCGTCTTTTGAGGAGCAGAGACCGTGCTCGCCGTCTGCTTATTAACAGGATTAGTTAATTTAGACGCAGAACTGGCTTTGCTTGTCTGTTTGGACGCAGGACTGGTCAGATTGGGTTTAGTTGCCCGTGCCTGTCCCGCAGAGCCAGTCGCCTTTTTAGTTGTCTTTGCCTTTTCCATTGCTTAACTCCCGCAACATTATACTACTAACTGATAGTTACACTACAAGTAACCATATCAGAAGGTAACATATTAGGATGATAAGCACGCAAATAAAAGTCGTCGGTTGCACTTACTGTAAAAGAACCATTTTCAGGAATAACAGTAGCACCAGTAGCTCTCATAGCATCCGCTAATGTATCCGCACTTTCCAAAGTAGCAGTAGCACACACCACGACCGCACCCTCGTTCGGGCAACAGACATGGATAGCAAGACCTGAACTGCCCGCAAGCGTATAAGTGCCCGACACATCAGTATATCCATTTACTCCGCCCTTGGCGTCATCGGAAGATAACAGGATAGGAGCAGAACACTGGGCATCCTTGAACGCAACCACGAAGCTGTCAGCTCTGGCTAACTGAAAGTCCAGATACATGTCATAAGTATACTCAAATGCAGGACCCAATTCAGCCCGGGCATTGTAGCCAGTATTCTTTCTATAACTCATGCTGTCGGTCGCAATGTCCATGTTCTTCGGGTCACCAAACACGATAGAACCATATAGGGTGGCGTCTGACTCATGTGTTTCATTAATGCCAATCCAGCCAGGCACCGCAATCAGGTCACATCCCATAAACTTGGGTGTCTGACCAGTCGTTAATACCTGCTCACGAGTAACATTGGACGGCGTTGTCATATCCGAGCGAGAATCCACATACAGGTCAAGGTCTGCCTGCGACATTAAAAACACATTATTCGGATTATCACGATACCTGCGTGGCATTGCTTTATACATCTTGCGCATTAACGCTAACAGGTTGGCAGCATTATAATTTGTATCACCAACAGCCATACTGGCGTCCACTTTGTGCGGGGTCAGGTAGCGTCCCAGGAAACCCTTAACTTTGATGTCACCATAGGTATTAGTATTTGTGCCATCGGCAATCTGGAGCATTTTATTAAAGCCCAGGTTCAGGTCATAAAAGTCCTCCGTGCTGGCATAGTTTCCGCCCAGCCCATTGATGGCGAGCAGGAGAATATCATTGCCCAGCGCTATTGCTACATCGTTAATCACCGACTGTTCCCAGCCAGGATTATACAAATTATCAATCACGGTTTGCAGGGGAATGTCCTTCTGAAGCTGACAGTGACGCAGAAACAGGTTCACGCCAAAGTTATGGACAATACGCCGATTGATGTTGGTAACCTGCCCACCATTCTGCTCGTTAGAAATCAGGTTCTTCTGCGTGATAGCCGTTCCCTTCACGGGCACAACCAGCTTATTAACAATGCGGGTATTAAATAAAGACAGATACGGGTTCATGTCATAAATATACTGGATAGCAATTTCGGCTTCTTCTTCGGTCAGCGTGCGCCCCCGAGTAAAGTCCAGCGTTATCTCGTCCAGCTCGCTCTTTTCCAGCAAAGCACCCGTCGGGTCGGTAATCTGATAACCACAATATTTGGTCAGCAAATAGGCAGCCATCCCGCTAACTGCCTTCTTCGGCTTGTCAGGATTGACAATGCCCTTCTCCAATGTTTCTTTGAACATTGTCACTAAATTTAATGCATCCTTCGCATCAACTACTATTTTATTAGCCATTTTGTTTTCTCCTATACGAGACCTTTTCCACGAATATCAGGGCTCGCTTCCCTGACAGGTTGCGGCACAGACACTGCGGAATTGGTCAGGTTTTCGTTAAGTTTTTCGTTTGTCTCGGAAAGCGATTTACTAATTTCGTCAATCTTATTATTGAACTTTTTTTCCATTTCAGTCAAGGACTGCAGGAACTTGCTTTCCATGCTCTTCACAATTTCTGCCACATCGGGCAGGTCAGGTTCGGGTTCGGACGCTTCCGTCTTCTCCAGTGCAGGCGCAGGTTCGGTGTCCGTATTAACATCTTCCGACCCAGCAGGTTGAGAACCTTCAGAACTTTTAAGAGACGCAATCTTTTTATCAATATAGTCAGTGGCTGACTTCATTGAATCCGACAGAACCTTAAGTTGTTCCTCGGTCGCTGAATCCCACGCTACATTATTAAAGAAGTCCTCCTGCATAATATCAACAATGAAGCTCGGATTGACAGACATTTCAGTCAATACATTATCCATCGCCTCATCAAAGTTCTTGGAAAGGTTCAAACTATCAAGCACCCTCTTAATCCACGATTTCATTGTTTTTTCTCCTTTTTCTGCCCGAGTTGAGCGAGAAATACCAAACATTGAATAGCCCGTAATTTCGCCTTTCTTCCATGCTTCCCAGTTTTCGTCACTGGCACGAGAAACCAAGACCCAACTACCTGCCTTGATTTTTTCTTTGCCAATTATAAAGTCCACGGGAGCTATGTAGCTTTCCACAACCGCACCCGCACCCGCAAGCAGGTTGTGCTCGGTATCAATGTTGCGATAATACTGCAAAAACTCGTGCGCAGTTTTTTCAATCTCGTCGCTGGTCATATAATCGCCGTCAGTATCTTCAAAGTCAGGCTCGTAAACAACCCCATACAGTAGTTTTTTCTCGGGGTTGTCGTCCTGCTTTGTGATAATTCTGACGGGAAACTCTATGTCGGCATGGTCGCAGGTTGATTTAGCAAGAAAAAATTGCTTCTTATTTGCGCCACGCTTGACATAAGACACATGCGTTATTGTTACATCTTTTAGTAAACGCTTTTTCTTCACGCTTTCCATTTTAACCTCTACAGATTTGTAATGTGTGTGCTTTCGTCATTGTTTTTGTTCGGGTCAAGGTTGTTGGTCGCCTCACCATCACCCAGCCCGAGATTTGATTTGTCGCTCGTGCGCAGGTTACCGTTAATGTTGGGTTGAACCTCCAAATTGTCCGTCCTGCTCTCGTCCTGGCTCGTGTTTACAAGGTCAATCGGCTTCAGGTGCAGGAACATGCGACGCACCTCATTGACAGAAAGCACCCGATTACCGTAAGCATCCACCATATTATAATAAAGGTTGGCAATAATAGCGTCGTCCTTCTCGTTGGAAATGTTCATCCTGCGCAGGTTAAACTCACAATTAACACCAAACTCAAGCTCCAAAAACTTGTTAATAAACTCTACTACAATATTCTGCTCGGGCTGACATACGGTCTCCATAAATAGTTTAAGGTCAGTAATGCCCGCCGAACCGCCCCCGAAGTTACCGCCCTGCGAAAGACCCAGCAACTTGGGATTGACCCGACACTTCAGGGCAATCTTGAACTGGATTTTGTCATTGAGCGTGATAAATTGCTCATCTATAGATTTAGAGAGCGGAATGAGCTTGATGGTGGCTTTCTCGTTGGGCACGGACAAGAAGAGCATTTTGTGCGCATTAGCCACGCCCTTCAAATTATTCTCTATAAATTCCTTGATTTTTTCGTAGGACTTCTTGGACAGCTTACCACCCGTAATCAGGACAGCCCAGGCAGGTTGACCACCATTAGAAAAAAAGTTGATATTATATTGGTCGGTTAAATATGATTGCTTGATTAAATCAAATAAATGCGCCGTGTCGGGCTTGCCATAATACATGTTTTCCTGCGAAGGACGCTTCAAGTGCAGGCAATAATGCACGCCGTCCCGTGTCTTGCCCGTGGTCGGATACGGCTCAAACTCCACAGGAACAACTACACCGTCGGGAATGTAAACATACTTATCTATATCACGCAGGTTCGCACCATGCCCGTCCGTCTTGGGTCGGATATACATGTCCTTGGCAGGCAAATTATATAAGGACTTGGTCTTGCCACTCTTGACATACTCCAAATAAGCATTATCAAACAACTCCAAATCCATGTAAAGACCCTTCAAAATAGAGGTGAAGGTATCGCCAAAGTTACGATTAGGTGACTTAAAGAAGGAAACAATATCTTTCCTGCTATCAATGTCCTTATATCCGAACGAATAGCCCAGCCCAACCGTCGTGTCCGTCTTAATATTTAAGCAGGTCTGATATGTGGCGTCCAGTGCCTTATAAGACAAAATCTGGCTCGGATTATAGGGAGGCAACAGACAACCATAATTCCTGACCGTCGTCGCACTCGCAATCCTTATAGAACTCTTGGGCAGGGTCACTGATTTAGACACGGGCGCAAAAAAAATCTCGTCAACCCCATCTATTTCGGCTTCAAGCGTGTCAGCGCCGACTGGCTTTTCTGATATAATCCTTACATCTTCCAACTTAAAATCTCCTAAAAAATTTCAACTTCCGAATCATAACTTTCAGGTTCAGGTTCATCATTATTATTATTATCTTTAATGTCAAGTATTTTATTTTTAATTATTCGGGGTAAGCTAAAATTGTCTATATTAGTGTCCGCTCCAATACCGTCCACCTCAACCTCAAAGGCGTCCGACATCATAGACAGAAGACCTGCCAGCGAGTCAGGCGCATCGTCCTTGCCAAACTTATATTTGCCGTAGTTGGACAGGTTAGTCATGAATCGCCGATAGTGTTCGTCCTGCTCCTCATCAACCAGGAAATAGCAGTCGTTTTTAATCTCACCCACCCGCAACATAATCCTGATTTCTTTATTAGACGAGGTAGACCTACAATCCAGTTCCAGCCCGAGAAACTCAAATAGTGCCTTATTATTGCGCTCCAGATTAGTGGCAAACTCTATTCCGCCAGCGTTACTTTCAAACACCATCTCGTCGGGCTTGAAGTAAGCAATGCGTTCCAGCAACGGCTGTTCTAATTTAATGCTGTCCTCGTTAGAAAAGACCACGCTCACGATATATTTGCGTGTCCCGTAACGATAACAGAAGGGACAGGACATATAATCGGAGCCCTTGTTAGCATAATCGCACCACGCCACGATTTCGTCGGGTGTTCCCAGCTTTTCCAAGTCAGACATACTAAACCGATTAAGCTCGTCAAAATTAAATTTAGCGAAGGCACTGTCGGTAGGTTCACCCTGATATAGCGCCTGAAACATCCAGTTTAGGTTCTTGCGTTCCCAGGACTGCTTGATTGCCAATAGTTTATCCGTAGAAATCATGGCTTCACAGACGCTCCTACCCGTCTCCTCATTAAACGCAGGAAAGATAAATTTATGCCACGACGGGTCGTCCTTCCGCAGACCAATCGGGTCTTTAGATGACCAGCGTGTCTGAATTATAATCTCGGCACAATCGGATGTCGTGTCTATGCGGGTATTGTGCACGGTCTCTATAAATAAGTCCAGCTTATCAAGATATGTCTCGGAGAGAGCTTCTTCGGGGTCTTTGATAGGGTCGTCCAGAATTGCCGCCCGATTACAGCCACGCCCCGTTATAGTGCCCTTTATGCCTGCCCCGAAATAAGTAAGGACGGTCGTGCCATCTAATTGCCACGCCATTTTAGACGAGGCACGAGGGTCAACCTTGATGGCAGGAAACACCTCCGCATACCTGTCCGTGTTTATAATGTCCAGCACCGATTTAGACAAGTCCATAGCCAAATTATCGTTATAGCAGTTGCGCATAAACGAGCCCTCGGGGTCATAGCCAAGCCACCACGCAATCCAAATGCTGGTAGTCCTGCTCTTGCCCGCCCTCGGAAAGAAGGAAATCAGCACCTTGCGCAACTCACCCAGCGTGACTCGCCGAAAAATCTCGGTCAGCTCTATTAGTGGCTGTTTGTCGTCCGTATAAAAGTCGGGACACATAAACTGACAGAATTTCCACAGTCCGAGCTCCGTGTGCGGTGAGAAAGCCAGCTGTCGCTCGTCACACTTCTGACGCAGGCGTCGCTGTTTCTCCAGCTCAAACTCTTCCTTCGTGAATGCTATATCAGTCATCGTCCTTATTCTCTAATGCTTCAAATTCGGCGTCCACTATCCCGCCATTCTGGATTTGTTTATCTAATTTATCAAAGTCCTCGTCGGACAGCTCGGACAGACCTATCTGCTTTTGCTCGGCTACCTTGCCCGCAAGCTCCAGCTTAACAAAGATGTCACGAGCTCCGTCGCCACCCGCAATCTTTTGCAATACCTCAACAATCTTGGTTATGTCGGACATCTTGACCTGCTTGCGCATGGACAGTGGTTTGCCTTCTTTTATTTCTTCTTCCTGGACACGGTCAATGTAGTCCAGCTCACGATTGACTATTCTGAACGCCTTCAAGCCCATATTATTCAGGACACGCACGAAGTTGCGCACAAAATTCTTGGCTTCCGTCATTGCCACATCCTGCTGAATGTCCTGCTTTTTAACGATATATTCCTGCCGTTGCTGGAGCCAGGTCTTGCCCCTGTTTATAGGGTCACTGACATCGTTAGCTTTAGCAAGAATAAGCGGTTTAGATATGCCGTGCCGTTTAGCCAGCTCATCAAACGACGGATAGTCAGTGCCCAGCACATAATCTGCCCGAATTTTATCCCAATTGATTTCTTTATAGTTGGGCATT